CCACCAATCATTAAAGCATCTCTTAAAGATCTTTTAGTTGATTTTCCTCGAAGTTTTTGTACGCCAAATGTGGCTAGTGCTAGTGTAAATGGATCCATAATTTATTCTTTTAAATATGGATAATAATATCATTTTACTTAGCTGTTTTCAACTCGTCCATAAAGGTACCCTCGTATTGATGTTCTCCAACATGGACAATACTATCCTTAACGTAAGCATAGCACTTGCCTCCTAGATCTTTCCAAAGCTTACAAAAAGAGAAGTCTTCTCCTAGGTATGTCTTGGTTTCAGGGTCGTGTATACAATCAAAAAAATTCCACATATTAGGTTTATTTAAATACTCACCATTTATAACAGTTTTCTGTATAATAGCTTTGTCTGGATAGGCTTTTATCATTTTATCAAAAACAGATCTTTTTATCATCATACATCCTGTAGGACTATGTGTAACTTCCATAACACCATCCTCTATCATAATGTCTTTATGGTTTTCTACTCTCATAGGATAAACATTTAGTGATTTTTTTAAATCATCAGCTGTTTTAATAGATCCATTATTAATTCTTTCCACAGCTTTATCCCACATTATAGTTTTTAAAGGGTAAGGAACGGACAAAATATCTTTATCTTTTTTAATCATTTTAATAATGGTCTCAGCTTTAAAATAAATATCAGAATCAATAAATAACATATGTGTAAAATTAGATTCTAAAAAACCAGAAACACATAAGTTTCTTCCTTGTGTTACCAAAGAAGATTTCATTAATTGAAAAGTTATTTTTATTTTATGTTTAAAACATAACTGTTGTAGTTCTAGTAAAGCTTGAGTGTAGTGTATTGAACATTCACTATGAACTGGTGTAGCTACAAATATAGAATATTCTGATTGTCCGGTGGCCTGTTTCCATAAAGGTGTAACAGCTTTTTCATATGGAGGTGCTTTTACTTTTAATTCTTTTAAAGTTTGATATGTATCTTTATTTATTGTTTCTTTCACTAATGGCTCCTTTCAAAAAGCTTGTCCATTCCATTCCTTTTTTCTGCCAACTATAAAATCTTTTATAGAATTTTTGTTGTTCTTCTAAATGTTCTTGTATAAAATCTTCATGTAAATAGCTAGCAGCTACTTGTATTGCATTGGCTGTATCTATGGCCATAGTTTCGTAATTTGTTGAGTAGTTAACATACACAGGCCACTCAGAACATGTTTCATATAAAGCACCAAAGTTATTTGTAATAACATGAACACCAGAAGCTAGTGCTTCAAGTGCAGACGCACAAGATGTTTCTTCAAATATAGATGGATAAACAAACATATCATAGTTAGGCATCATCTCTCTAATATATTCGTTAGGTTTATATCCTATGTAATTTACATTAGGAAGTTTCTCCGCTTGTTCATATAATTGTTTAAATTGTTCATCATTATTTTTTTTAAAATCATCTCCATACACTTGTGTAGAACTATAGACGTCTAGTATAATATTAGGATCTTTTATTTCTTGCATTGCACGTAACACAACATTTAATCCTCTCCAAGGAGTACAATGGTGTATTAATTTTATAGGATCTCCTTTTTTATATATTTTTCTTATTGGAAAATCTTCTATACCATTTTTAATTACAACAGATCTTTCTGTAGGAATATCAAAAAAATATCTAAATTTTTCATAGTTCCAATGACTATTAAATACATACCAATCATATTCATGGTGTCGTGACTTGTTAGAAAAAAAAGAATGTAAATTAGGTTGATCCCAAGAATTTTTTTGCCAAAGAATATTTACTTTGTTTGGGTCTAATGGAACTTTACCAGGGATTGATGTACAGATTTGAACTTGATCTAATATATCTTTTGAAACATGCTTATGAAGCATTTCCATTTGTAGCTCAGTGGCTCCTCTTGGTTTCATTATTTTTTTGTGGCTGCTCCCATAGTAACTTTAGTAACTTTAATTTCAAGGTCTTGTCTAAAGTCATCCACAGTAGTGTCAGTACTGGGGTCAGCAACATCATTATCAAAATCAACTTTACTAGCATATACTTTACCAGTCCTTTTGTGTTTAATAATTTCTTTTGCTTCTGCTGGTATTTTAATTATATCACTCATTTTTGTCTACGTCCTTGTCTATTATATTTTTTATTATTTTGCAACTTCTTTTTTTTATTAGGATTTTTACAGTGTCTTCTAGGTCTTTTTCTAGGTTTATCTCTTTCAACAAAGTCTTTAAATTTTCTAGCCATTTTCCTGTGATCTATCTATCAAAGCATAGCTAACAGCTCCTGTAATTTGATTAGCAGTATCTGCTTGCACTTTTAAAACATCACTAGCTTCTAGATTTAAACTTGAACTAACCATGTTTGTAAAACTTTTATTTAGTTGAGCATGACTAATCTCTACATCTGACCCTCCAGTTTTTTGTAAAAAAACATCAACATCCACATTTGATGCAGCTTGATGACTAGTTTGAAGAGCTTTTACAATAATAGTTGCATCTGATGGACACGTTAAAATAGTAGTCACATTAGTTGTAGTTAAATCGAATGTTTCGCTTTTGTATCTTATTGTCATTGCATAAAGTAATTAAACGAATCTTGTTCGTTTTTCAAGTCTTGTTGATAAGAAGTATTTAACTGATTTTCAACAGTAGCTAAAGCTTGGTTAATTTGTCTAAAGCCTTCTGTAGTATATTCTTGTGGTGGTTCAGGTACATATACGTTTATCTTAGCCATTATCTTCTCCCGTCTGGATTAACATCTGCTCTAAATGTACCAAATCTCCAAGTTTCATCTACTGCAGTATTTTGTATTTTAATATTTGCAAGTCTTCCTCTAGCTCTAGTATCTATTTTTTCTGTATTAGCATTAATAGTAAAAGGACCTAGTTGAGAAGAAGTCCCAGAGTCAACAGGAAAATTTTTTAAAAAAATTGTAACTACTGCATTACCTTGTAAATTTTTAAAATCTGGTAAAAACCTACTTACCCTTAACATAATTTGACCGTCACCATCTGTAGGCAGGTCAAAGTCTCCAGATTGAATGTAAGCAGGTATAGCTGTTTCTGTTCCATCCAAAGCTATTTCATTATTACCAACTTCATGAGCATAGTAAGTAGTTGAACCAAAAGTATTTGTTGCTCCACTTATGTTTGAAATTGTTGGTATAGCAGTTGAGTTGTATTCTGTTGCGTAAGGTACATCGTAAGTGCTTGCATCTGCATAAGAACTTCTAGCAAGTGTCATAGTAGACCAAGTATTTTCTACATAATTATAAACTACAGCTCTGTTGTTTTGAACCGCTGGATTTCCCGAGGGTGTACCTGCTGGATAGAACCAAACTATCTCATTAAATAAAGAGTTATGTGAACCGTATATAATTTCATTAGATGAATAATTTATTCCTTCATTTGATCCGGTAGTCGTGAATACAAAGTCTTCTACAAGTGATGGAAGTAATTTAACTGTACCATCAAATACAAAGAATCCTCCACCCGCTCCCATCCAAAATACTTTACCATCTGCATATACAGTTGCGTGTTGACCAATACATCCACAGTTAGAACCTACTTGTCTTATAGAAAATGTAAATGGTGGTCCTACAAACTGCATAGTGTATGCTGCTTGATCTGTTAGAATTAAATTATAGTCTTTACCAGATACTGCTGCTACGATTTTATTACCTGTATCTAATCTAAATGTACCTGCAGTATTAACTGAAGTTGGTTGATAAACATTATAATTTTCTTGATCACTAAATCTAATAAACATAGGGTCTTGAGTTGTTGTATCACCTATAGTTGTTTCAGTTCCAAAGTGAACAACGTGTCTATCTCTATCAGAGGTAATTGTTAATCTTGTTGCTGTCGGAGCACCTGTCATTATCGTTGCTCTTTGTTCTAATGGATTTGATACACCAGGATTCCACACAAATGTTTTACCATCTTTAATAGTTGCTATTAATTGTTCTCCAAAGTTATCAAGTGACCATGAGCCAGGATCTAGAATCAAAGAAGAAGTGGTTGTTCCAGAACCCCAAGTTAATCTACTCCAAGTTCCTGTACCCCAACCATAACCATATGTTTGAATAGTGGGACCAATTTCTTCATAAGGATTAATACTTGCAGATCCAGCTGCAGTCATTCCTGTACCAGACTCATTTGATTTCATTTGAATAGTAAAACTATTTGCATCTGGTGTACTTAAAATTTCAAAAGTATAGCTTTCAAAATCAGCTACTGTAAAACCTGTTGCACCTCCACCAGGTAAAGTGACTGAGGTAAATGTTATATATTCACCTATATCTAATGCATGACTTGATTTATTTACAGTCACAGTGTTTGATCCATTTGTCGATGTAAAAGTTGCACTTGTTAAAGCAGTTGCTAAAGGTGTTATGTCATAAAACTTATCTTCATAATAAATATACAAAGCTTTAGAAGTACCTAGTGCAGCGTATCTTCTTCCATCTAAATCTGTCCAAGTGTGTTGTGCAC